GCCTTCGTGCGAGACCGTAATCGGAAGCTCTCCGACAATCGCGGAAAGGTCGGATCGCATAAAGTCGGCAAGCGTGCTCATATCAGGCCGGTAGCCTTGCACAGCCGCTCGTATTCGCTGCCCTTGGCAGGCTTATCTTTGCTTGTGTTGTGCGTGGCGTTGCTCCAATGGATGATGTCGTAGGTCTGCGCTGCCGCGTGCGTGTAGGGCGATCCCGCCACTCCTCCGCAATCGAAGTAATTGTCAAAAGTTTTGATCGCGATGCCTTGGAAAACCAACTGGCGAAACATCGCCACCATTGCTTCGTGCCAGTTGCGCCCTGCCATGCCGTCCACGAGCATGCGCTCGATGATTTGCTGCATGCTGGCAGCGTATGCGCTGCCCTTTGGTATCGACATGACGACAGGAGAGACCATCGAAAGCCACGGTGTGAAGGTGTAGTCCTCAGCAACAATTGGCTTAGTGATTGCTGCATCCATTTGAACCCAGATTCCACCGTGCTCGTGCAGAGTTTTGAATGCGAAATAATCACTCCAATGTGCGAGCGATCCGATGCCTCCATTGGGCAGATGGTGCAACGGATCGCCCGCGAAGCCGACGGGCGGCAGTGTGTCTTTGGGGAGCAGCTCTACAGTCACGCCTTTTGGAATGCCGGATAGTTTCTCCTGCACCCACAGCACTGGCTCGTGGCCTGCATCGATCAGAAGTGCGAGGGTCAATTTTTCCATCAGGCCGAGCTTCGTCCCGATCCACACTGAATGCGTCTGTGTCATCTCCTTGAGAGGATTGTCAATCCGTTGCAGTTTTCGTAGTGCTCCGAGACCGTCCACTGCGAGTTCGCGCCGAGCCACGCATGGATTGCTTCGTTGATTCCCCTGCCGTTGTCCTCTCCGACATTTCCGAACGCGACCGTGTCGTGAAAGACGATGTATTTGCTGGCTTGGTTGCCGTGCTTCTGCAGCTCTCCTTTGACCTGTGCGTAGGAATGGAGCGTGTCGATAAATAGCAACTCGGTCGGCTCGATGATTGGAATGTCCAGCGTCGATCCTTGAGTAAAAGTCCAGTCCGTATCAAGTTGGTTGTGGATCGCGTAGACATTAAAAAAATCGTGCAGGTCGTGGCTGCGCAGAACTGCATTTGGATTGTCGCTCAATCCGTGCAGAAACGAATATGTTGACATGCCGGTGCGCACTCCGAACTCGGTGACGTGGTCACACTCTGCGGCCAGCTGCGCGAGGCGGAGCATGTGCTCGTTTATGTCGCCCACGATTCCACGACTGCGATGAAATATATCCGAAAGCGGCCACGTCTTGGAAAACACCCGCGATCCAAAATCATAAGCGAGGCGAGAGTTCTGGATTTTCACGATGTCATCTTCTTCTCGGCTACCGTTGATCGGATGGTCGTGCTGCCACTGTAAGCCTTTCACAGACAGGATTGGGGCATTGAGCATCGCGCGATTTGTGAAGTCGTTATCGCAAAAAACTCCGTGGTATTTCGGACAAAAGACATATCCGAGATGGTCGTAGAGTGCGCGGGAGAGAACCGGATGACACATGAGACCGTCTTGACGCACGGAGTCTGGAACATAACAAGACCATTTCTTCGTCGGGTCTGGAAGCTTGCGAAGTTGGGTGTCCCAGCCCTGCGGCGGAGTGAGATCGTCAGCAATTACGACCAAGATATCTCCGGTCGAAAACTGAGCGCAGACATTCCAGTTTGCCACGCTTGACGAGGCCCACGCTGGAGGGGGCGTTGTGGGCCACCAGTAAGCGTTTGCCGATGTGAAGGCCTTGATGCTTTCCATGTCGTCGCTCTGAATTCCAAAAATGTGCTCGACTTGAGAGGCATCGTCCGCCCTGTCGATCCATATTTTACGTGTTGCGAGTGCGCGTTCTGGCGTGCCACGGGTGGCGTGAAGTAGTGAGATCATTTTGTTGTGTTGTTTATTTCCTTGTTTATTTCATTGAAAAGTTTTTCCGCACGCTCTCTCTCCACAGGCTCCGCCACCCTGCGATGTGTAGCGTCGAGCGAGCGATTTTCAAAAGCCGGATGATGATGAACGAGAGCAATGTCACGAGCATCAATGATCGCCCCAGCCTTCGTGGCACGAACGGTGAAGTCCGCATCGCTGAATTGGTTTTTGAATCTGGGGTCGAAGAGTCCGTGTTGATCATAATATTTCCGAGTGATGATTGCCATCGTGATTAATTCGTCTGTTCGGTATCCGTCGCTTGTTCGCAGCACCTGCGCTGCGCTTGTATCCATACGGTTGTCCAGCATATCGTCCCATCCAGGTGGCGGCTCGATGTCGTCCGAAAGTTGTATTAAAATTTCTCCCGTGCAGTTCTCCGCTGCGAGGTTCCAAGCACCGACCGAATAGCCTGGTTCTGTCTGCACGACTCCGCCGAAGCGGTTCAGAGTCGCAGCTGTTTCGTCGTCGTAATCGACGGCAAAGATGTGCTCGACCCGCTCTGGATGATTTGCGCGTTGCAGCCACAAGGTCATATTCTGGATCGCGGCAATCGGCCTCTCACGGGTCGCGTGGAGCAACGAGATGCGCGTGCCCTGTGCTTCGCTCAGGATTGATTGATCGACCGCAAACGCTTCTTGTGCGTCGCCAAGCTCGCGCAAGCACCAGCCACGCAGCTTGCGGGCCTTCCACCCATACCACTCTTTCTTGTGCGTCCACTGCGGGAAGGACGGCACAGGTATTTTCTCCATCGCGTCCACGATTTCCAGCGCGGCCTCCGGCTCTCCGCAATCGAGGAGGATCGACGCTTCGATGGCGTAGGCTTCGCGCCTGTTGAGATCCAGTGCCTTTGCGCGGCGAGCAAACTTGAGCGCCGAATCGGTGTGGCTCATGTTGCTCAAGTTGAGCAGCACTTCATATCTGTGGACGGCGTCAAGATCGCGCATGGCCAGAGACTCCGCGCCGTAGCGCAAGGCGTTCTCGGTGTCTCCGACAATCATCCGCTCATAGTGCAAGTAAAATTTGAAATGTGACGACATCCGGTCGTGATGTGCGAGGATGCGTAGGTTGCGATCGTTACTGGGCCTGCGTCCGAGAGCAGGCCGGTGCTCGATCTCGAGGTCTCGGCGCAGAAGAATCCTGCGTGGCAGCGGCTCGCCATCTTCGCCACTCGGGGGATGTGCGTTCTCGTGCACTGGTCTCCACCACCAAGCTGAATCTTTGCGAAAGAACCGCTCGCGTGGTGCGCGCTTGCCCTGCTCGGTAATCACGTAATCTGTGAGCACCCAGTGCACTTCGGGATTGACTTCGCGAAGCATCTTGAGATGCGGCTCGACCATGTTGTCGGCAAGCACATCATCGCAGTCCGCCCACATGACCCAGTCGCCATCTTCGATCAGCGAATACGCGATTTGAAAAGCGTGATTTCTCGCTGCGGCAAAGTCGTCGACATGCGGCCACGATGCGCACAGCGGGGAGTTAAAATACTCGCTGACCCTGCACCCAAGCCCTTCAGCAATATCCAAGGTTGCGTCCGGCTTCAGACTGCCTGTGGCTCGAACAACGACGATCTCGTTGCAGATTTTTTGTAGCGATAAAACGCATCGCTCGATTCTCTCCTCTTCATTGCCGCAAATAAGAGCGGCTACCAAACGCGGTTGTGTGCTCATCTTCCCCATCGTTAGCACCCGTCAAGATTATTTGCGAAAACAAAAAAGCCGGGGATTGCTCCCCGGCTCTTTGCTATGAAAAACCAATACAAAGCAGCGACCAAATTACAGACCGGTCGTGATGCGGATGATGCTGGAACCGTCGATGACCTTCTCGGCAACGTGCTGGCGAACGCGCAGAACATTGCTGCGGCGGGCTTCGTCGCGGTAGGTCTCTGCCACGAATGGCACTGGTGAATCTGCACCCCAGAGGATCGAGCGTCCGAATCCGCCGGCGGCGAACTCACCACCGACCACATGAGCAAGGGCGATGTAGTTGTCACCCCAGATGAACGATCCGGAGTAGGCTTTGCCTTTGGCAGCGGAATTTTTTGGAGCACGACCGACGAGCACCTGATCAACGCCGACCGCTTGAGCAACTTCTTGCTCGGAGAGGAGGCGTGTGCTGTTGGTGGCGACAACGCCGAACATTTGGTTTTGGACCTTGGTCGATCGGCGAACGCGCTCAAACAGAGTCGCAGAGAGGATCAGCGTGTTTGGAAGCACACCAACCTTGGCGAGTTCGAGCTTGCCAGCGGCAACATCCGCAGGGAGATCGAAGCTGGTGATGTTGGCCTCGGTGTAGGCGGCAGTGGCTCCAGCAGCAGAGATTGCCGTGAGGCCGTTAGCGGCGAATGTGGCGGATGCAACGCGAGCCTCGTGACCGATTGTGATTTGGCTCAGGAGCATGTCGGCAATGGCAACCTCGACATCGAGAAAGCGAGCGAGATCCCGCTGGGTCTGGTCAGGAAGGATTTCCTCAAGGCCGAACTCCGTGGTTGCGAATGTGTCGGAGACGAACTTGCGGCTTACGCGGGGATAGGCGGAACCGGCAGCGATCTTGGTCGCGTCGTCGTTGAGTGCCTCGGACTGACCGAGATTGATTTTGAGATACTCGCCGGAGCGAACATCGGCAACGTAGATCGGCATGACTTGCGCACCGATGAAGAGATTGGCCTTGTTGCTGCGGCCTTCGTAAACGGCTTGGGCGATGTCGCCGCGAATTGTGGTAGAGGATAGCATAGTGGTAGGATTTTAAGGGTTACTTTTGAACGATGTATTCGACGACTTCGCCTGTGGCTCCGTTTTCTACGGCGATGCCGAGAGTTAGGCCAGAGGTGACAAGTGTGCCGACGATTACTCCGCCAGTTGTGGCAAACACGTTCGCGCCTGCGGTGACTGGACCGGGCGACACGATGCCGAACTGAGTTGGTGCGAACAGCTTGACTGCGCCTACGCCAGAAGCGTCAACGTCATCCTGCACAACGCCGATGGCGAGTGAGGCTGTGACGAGCGCAGCGGCTGCATTGTCGCCGGTGACGGCGACGAGTGTGTTCGCAGAAATCGCCGAGGCGAATGTGAAACTGCGGAATGTATTGTCGATTTGAGTTGCCATATTAGTGGGTAATTAAAAGTTGAGTTTGTTGGAATCGCGAAGGGCGATGTATTCAGCGGGGTGGTTTGTCATCGCGAATTTGATGGCGGCGGTGCGGCTTCCGAGTTCGCGAGTTTTGTTGTCAATGATGGATTTGATCGAGAGCTTCTCTGCTTCGTTTGCGACCGTGCTGGCCTTGAGCGGAGCGGCTCCAAAATTGGAGATGATGAGGTCGAGCTTGGCGGAGAGCTTGGACATTTCAGAATCCTTCTCTTCGACCATTGGAGCGTCTCCCATTTTCTCTTCGTCCTTTGGAGTTTCTTCCATTTTGCTCTTGTAATCGCCGAAGGCGGTTTCAAGGGCTGAGAGGCGCTCAACGATGTCTGCGATGGACACAGTGTCATCGCCGTCTTCCATTTTGTTTTTGTCTTCGTCCATTTGATTGGCGGAGGTGTCAACCGCCTTTGCCGTAAAACTGAAAAGTCCGGTGGGATTTGCCGCTGGAGTTTGGACGAGGTCGGCGCTGTAGAGTTCGGTGCAGCTGGCGAAGGATCGTCCATCCCGCTCGCGCACCGGGCCGCTGAAAGCGATTGAGATTCCGAAAGTGTCCGGCATGCGGGAGGCGATCTCGAGCACGTAGGCTCGCTTCTCTGCGGTCTCAAGCAGGTTGAGATCAGCAACGAGTTTTTCCCCTATGATGCGAAAATTGTCACAGAATCCAACAATGTCCTTGATCCCTGCGCCGTGGTCGAGATTCACCTTCACGCCGCCGGCGTAAGACTCCGCACACGCTTTCACCTCCTGCAATGTTATGTCGTCTACGAAAAGCCCGTGGCCCTTTGCTTCGCCTACCGAGATGATTGATACGCCTTCGATGATGTCCATGCCTTGGTCGGCATGTCAACGCAGTGCAGACGGGGCGTTAGGCTTCGCGCTCCGCTCTGTTGCGCCGGAACTGCTGGAGTGCTGCGGTAGCGAGTGCACGAATAATATTTTGATCCTGCTCTTTGCAGCCCACCAGCCGGAAGGATGTCGAGACATGCGGCTTGATTCGCGAAGCAGAGAGGTTGTGAGTGCATCCTACCAAGTCGGTAGTCGCACCGAGATGGTAGGTCGGCTGCGTTGTTCTGGCCTTTAGCCTGGTGCTGCCAGTCTGAACTCGTGCCGAGATTACAATCTCGACCGATGCGGTCGTGAGATTGCCGACGACTCCGTTTACCTTTACGACGACTGCCGGACGGTCGTATCTGCGGAAGTGGGTGTAAGTGCCGCCCGATGTCGGAACGACGATTGGTGGTGGCGGTGGTGCCTCACCTGTCTGGAGCAAGCCCTGCGTGCCGATCGACAGCGGCGTAGGACTCGCCAGCAAGCCCTGCGTTGCAATGAGCAGGCTGGTCAAGATTGTCATCAGTCGCGAGAGACGGTGGTTGTGGTCGTGCCGTCGCCGCCGATCGTCTGCGAGATCGCGCCAGCGGTGCGGCTGGTGGGTGTGACGGTGAGTGTGTCGCCTGTGCTCAAACCCTGCAGGAGATACATCTCGTCGATCTCCGCGCCGACTGTGCCCGTCGGATGATCGCCCCGCGTGATGAGAGGATCGCGAACGGTGGTCAGTAAATACTCATCGCCAGCGGTTGGAACAACGCACCAGTTGGAATCCACGGTCGCCGTGTCTGTGCCGGTATCGAATGCCAGAATGAAGCGGGTCTGTTTGTCGTCTGTGATTTGATCGGTCACGACGATTGTTTGCCCGACGCACAGCGTGCCGATTGGCTCAAGCGTGATGGTGTTCGTGGTGGCGGAGACCGTCTGCCCTTCAGCGATGATGCGCTCATTTGCAATCTGGCGCAGGCGCTTGCCTGCGCTGGTGGCGATGTTGTGCGTTGCGCCTGTAAGAACTTCATCCCACACGGCATCTGCGATGCCTGCGGTGGTGGCGGTGGAGCGGCTGGAGATTGTGGCGTCCACATTGTCCTTAAGCAGCTTCCCGATTGTGCTGCTTGTCGTGATGGCTGAAAGTAAATGATCCCACACACTCGCAGGCGTGAGCGCGGCTGTGCCGGTGGTGGCATCGACGGGGACGCCGAATCCGACGCTGGAGGCGGCTGGGACGGCGCAGGTGCCGGTCAACGCGCCCGATGCATAGCTGACGCCGGTGCGGACATCGCTCTCGTCGGGCATCTCGCCGGTGGTGGCGTCCACCAAGGTTTTTGCTGCGCCTGCATCGACATAGTTAAAGACGGCTTGGTTGGTGCTGACTTTCTTGAGGCGGATGCCGGTGCCGCTGGTGGGAGACATGCCATATTCGCCGTATTCCAGCTCTTGAATTTCTATGACGCCGAGGGCTGAATTTTGCGCACCGACTGCTGCGTCGAGGCCGCTGGTGTTTCCGGGGCCGTAGGCTGTGCCTTTTGCGCGAGTTAAATTTACTGATCCAGTAGAGAGATTTAATACTCCAGAAGCGCTCGCTACAGTTCCGCCGATGGCAATACCAGTGATGGTGAGCGTGCCAGTGGAATTGTTGCGCGCGCCAAAGCAGCTCGCTGCACTGCCGCCAGTCACATTTCCGGTGATGGAAAGTAAGCCTCCACCCGTGTTTTGGGCACCATTAGCAACGGACCCGCTTCCGCCAGTCACATTCCCAGTGATGGTGAGCGTGCCAGTGGCAATGTTGTGCGCGCCAAAGCAGCTCGCTGCACTGCCGCCAGTCACATTTCCGGTGATGGAAAGTAAGCCTCCACCCGTGTTTTGGGCACCATTAGCAACGGACCCGCTTCCGCCAGTCACATTCCCAGTGATGGTGAGAGTGCCAGTGGAATTGTTGTGCGCGCCAAAGGAGCTCGTTGCACTGCCGCCAGTCACATTTCCGGTGATGGTGAGAGTGCCAGTGGAATTGTTGTTGACTGCGCCGAGCGTTCCGCTAACCGTCGCGCCTGTCACATTTCCGACAATAAAACCCTGCCCAGGCGATGCGTCTGTGAATTGAACGACTGCGCGGTTGACGGTGGTAGATTTGTTGGTGACATTGGCCGTGAGCGTGACGCCGTTGTTGAGCGTGAAAATACCAGTTCCTGCGTTGCTGACTTCGTCGCAGGTCGTATCCACATCGATGGTGACGGTGTGGCCGTTGCTGGCGCGGGCTTCGTCGCCGACGCCGGGGACGACGCCGCCTGTCCATGTGGCTCCGGCGGAAAAGTTGCCGCTGGCTGCGGAGGTGATGAGGGCCATTAGAGTCCTTTCGCGGAGAGGTAGGTTTGCAGAGCGGTCTGGATGGCGGCGATGGCAGCTTGCTCGGCGGGGTCGGTGACTTCGGCGAGGCGTCCGCGCAGGAGGCTGCGAGCGGCCTGCGGGGCTTGCTCGGCGCGGGCGGGGATGGGATTGCCTTCTTCGTCGGTGCTGGCGGGGGCGATGCGGGTGGGGGTGAGAAGCAAATTGATGCCGGCATCGGGCGTGCCGTCGCCGTTGTATTTGCCGGTGATGGCGAGGTTGAAGGAGTAGCGGTCGTATTGTTTGCCGTCGATGGTGATGGGATTTGTAGTGATCATAATTTTTAAGCGAACAAAATAAGTGCCGAGTTCTCTGTCGGAGTTGGAAATTTCAGTTCAAACGCGCCGTCGAAGACAGGCCGCTCGTTGCCGAAGTTCAGAGTGCAAAGCACAGCGTTGTTTTTGCTCGCGTTGTAAACCATAGCTCCGTGTGCCGTAAACGTGGCGCGGTCAATCTTTGCATCGTTAAACGTGATCGCCGCGTTCTTACCCACCATCTCAGACTTGAACCCTGTGAGCACGATCCCGCCGCGAGTGTAGCCCTGTCCGCTGACTTCGCCTTCGTCGGTATAGTGCGCGGTCGCCGGGCCGATGTTGGCGCGCTTCGTATAGAGCGCGATCTTGTAGGTGTCGGTTGGTTGGTGCATGCCAATCAAAAATTGGCGTTTTGCTTCGAGTGCGATGCCTTGTGCGATCATATTTATTTTGAGGCCTTCGGATGTTCCTTCGGCAGTAGGTCGTTGTCGGTTGTGTAGTTTGGGTTTTCGGGCCTACCGTTTTTGAGCAGGTAGAGGAATGCGTTGACGCGAGCGAATGCCCATTGCTCGGCAGACTGCACTCGCGGTGAGTGAGATGTGTTAAACGCTCCGAGTCCGCGCTGGAACACGCTTTTGAGCGCGCCAAGTGTGGCTCTACCGTTCTTCGTGTTGCTGTCTTTCTCGTTAAATTCGTCAACTTTATTCTGTAAAGTTTTCTCCTGCTCGGCGGTAACTTGCGCTCCGCGCTTGCCAGATGCGTCGCCTTTCGCCGTGCCTTCACCCTTCGGGTCTTTGTTTGGAGTGTCCGATTTCGGAGCCTTCGGTGATGCCTTGATCCCGCCACGCTCACCGACCACTGCGAGTTGTGTCATGCAGACTGCGAGCCTTTGGTCGAAGTCTGGGTATTCGCTCTCCATCGTCGCGTTGACCATGCATCGGTCGATAAAGTCTTCCTCCTGCTCGCGTGGACCCGGCTCTGGCATGACCATAGCTGTCTCGTGCTGGATAGCTTGAAAGTTGCCGTGAACATCGTTGACGACTACGGCAAAGTCTTTGATCTCCGGACGAGTCGCCAGCTTGATACCTTTGACCTTATCCGCTGCCCAGACCTGCCCAGCGTCTCCGCCCCACAACGCCCAAGCAATGCGACCAGCGGAGGGGAATCCGTCTTCCCCAGGTTGAAAACCCTCACCCTTTTTATCAACTTCGTGCCGTGCAAAAAAAGAGTTCATTCGCTTTACGGTGTCCTCCGAAAGGTTCTTCCCGTTGCTGATGTCGCGAGCGCGAGCAACACCGATCGATGTTCCCCCGCGCTTGAATTTCTCTCTCCACTCCAGTCCCTTTTCCGCTTCTGCGACCATGCCTGCCGTAGGTTTAAAGCTCTCGGCGAATGCTGCCTGTTTTAATGCTGGTGCGGGTGGCGGCTCTGGCGTTGGCTCTGGCGCTGGCTCTGGTGTTGGTTCCGTAGGTGTAGGCGCAACTGGCTCTGCCTGCCTGCTGTTGGGCATTGGCACCGAATCCGAAATGTATTGCGCTGGGATTTGATACTCCGATGCAAGATCAACAATCATCGAAGCCTCTTTGGCTCTCGTCCGCAAAGCCTCTTCGTAGTCCTCTCCGCCCTCGGAGTAGATTTGCGCAGCAGTCTTCAAGCCTGCCTTCCAAAGATCGATGTCGGCGCGAGCTTCGCGCCCGTAGTCGATACTGGCCTTGCGCGGCCATCCCCAGCGACCGTCAAGTAAATACTCGTTGTCAGGGATCAGCCCACGGCTCGCTGCGTCGAGTAGCACGATGTTCTTGATGCGGTCGAGGAATTGAGTCTCCAGCAATCTGCGCCAGCGTGCAAATGTGCGATCTGCCATCTCGGCTTCCATCCTCGCCATCGGTCCGGACTTGTCTGCGTCGAACGAAAACCCGTAAGGCAACCCCACACTCATGCAGATGTGTGACTGCACGAGCCGGACGAACTCCCCAAATGCTCCGGTCGGGCGGGAGTTCTCGAACATCTCCATCTTCTCCCCTGGGGACAAATAGTTCATCGTTCCGGGGTCTACGCTTTCGAGCTTTGCCCGTTGGCCGAAGTCGTTCTGTTGCGAACTCGCGAAATAGTCGCTGGCCTCGGCTGCGCCGGTCTCCGACATGATGATGCCGGTCTGGTAGCTCGCAAACTTGATCGCTTGAATCTCGGCCTTCAGTGCTTCCTGCAGGTCGCGAGCGGCGTTGAGTGCTGTAGCAAATGCAGATCGTCCACGGTATTCGTCAAGCCGAGTAGGGTCGAAAAGATGGATGAACTCCGCTGCGGGAATGCGTGTCGGGTCAATGTATTGGTTTGAGATCGTTCGGACATAAAGCTCGTATTGATCGGGACGACCGTAGTCATCCAGCACGATGCCGCCGATATAATTGTCCGAGTCGATCAGCCGGTTGTAAGGTGATCCGATGCGGTCGCTCTCTACGCTCTGAAGTCGCAGCTCGCCTTGATCGCGCACGATCACAAAGCCGCAGTCGCCATCACGCAGCACCGCCATAACGGCAAGCTGCAAAAGCGTGACGAAGTCATGCCGACGAAGAAAGTCGCACTTCGAGCACCAGTTCCGCCAGTATCGCTCGATCTTCATGTCGAGATCGCGGTCGCCGGTGCGAGCTTGGTAGTTAAGCCGACCGGCGACATACGTCGCGAACTTCAAAAGAAGCGAACGGATTGGTGGGAAGTTGTCTGCAAGATCGCGAGCGGCTCGGATCAATTTGTATCGCTCGGTTGTGCCTGCCGTATCCTCGGCACCGGACACGTTGCGGCTGATGCCGCGCTTTGTGCTGTCGAGCGCAGAATCGAATCGCCCGAAGTTGCGCAGCTTGGCCTGCGAGATCATTCTCGACATCGCTGCCTGCGGCGAGATAAACGCAATCGCTTGGGTAATGAGGTCTTGTTTCATTTAAGGTAGCTGCGTTGGGAATGCTGTGACAGTGCGACGGACACGGCTTCCGTTCGCGGAAGATATTGCAGCCGTGAGTTCCTTTATGGTCTGCGAGACCTCGCCCAGATTGGCGCGAGTGAACGACCGCCCGGCTATGCTGTAGCTGGCTCCCGCCACGGCAATGGCTTCAAGACACTCGATGTATTTTGCTTGCAAACTTTGCAGGGTCGCAAGTGGCAAACCGAAAAAAGCTTTGTTGAGTCCCATTATTTAGTCGGTTGCGTCAACTCGAAGATCGGGATTCCCCAGCGTTCCTGCGCCCTAAGTGCGCAGTCGTATAGCGCGTTTTGCTTTTCGGAGAACTCAAGAAAGTCGTAGCTGACCCATGTCGGGATGTCACTTCGTTCGCGGCGAATCTCCCAAGTTACGGATGCGTGAATGCCCGTTCCCCACATGCCGCGTTGCAGGATGTATCCCGCCGCTTCAATCCTCACTCTGAGTGTCTCGTAGCTCATTTTGCTTATGCCTCTCCCGTCGGTAGCACCCCGGCAAGCATTGCTGCTGCGAGCGCGATACACTCACAATCCCAAAGATGGTTCGGCTTGCCGCTGATGCGAACCCATCTTTGCTCGACCTGTTTTGTCTTTGCGTTGATCACATCTTTTTTAATCTCGGACAGCATTTGCTTTCGATATTCGTCGCTGACATCTCGCGGAACCTCCCACGCAACTGCGGTCTCGACCTGTCGTAATGCCGACAGCTTATCCTTTACGCCTTCGTTTGCGAAAAAAAAGTAAGCGGCCTTCAGACCGTGCGATCCAGCCTGCGCCGCTTCGATCTTCGAGACGAACCGTCTCACCCTGCGCTCCTGTGACTGGTGCCAGAATCCATCCTGCCCCGAACCGTGTGATGCCGTCCATCCGCGTCGCGCACAGTTCTCGTAGACGACAGGCGTGTCGTAGCCGGCATCGACAACATTGCACCGCGCCGGCACTCCGTATTGCGTAGAGATCGCGTCAAGCGTGTCCCAAGTCAGTGGCCTGCTCTCGTGCAATAGTCGCGACGACCCGTCAGCGCGGAACGCCCGGACAACGCACCAGAAGTGGTCGCGCTGTTTGTCAACGGCCATAAACCGATGCACCTCTCCGTCGAGCTTCTGGCCTTCCACATATTCGCTCTTGCTGTAGTCGGCACACGCAATCTCTGGCATGTCGCTCGTGACTTCCTCCACCCAGACTTGAGCTTTGCGCTTTTGAATAAATTGCCGCAACGGGTCGGTGTTCCCGCTGTGCTTCGCTTCGTTGGCTTCCAGAAATTCCCGAACAAGCGAGAACCACGGAATCCACCAAACTGCGTAGGCCGGAATCTCGAACGACCGCACTCCTCGCACCGGATGCGGATTGAGCGGTCTGTAGCTGGCTGTGCTGGCAAGCGTGCGCCTCTCGCTCGCGTTGTCTCGGTATTCGACCTTGCAATTCTCACAGGTAAGCCGGATCGAGTCCTGTAAGCGATCCCACAGCCACACCCCCTTTTCGTCCTTCGCATCGTTGTCCCATGTGATCGCGTCGAACAAATATCTCTGCCAGTGCTTGCATGCCGGACACTCCCAGCCGTAGACCTCTCGCGTGCCGCTCTCCCACTCCTCGCTTGACTCGTGCGTCGAGTCCCAGCCCTGCGAGACCAAGACGGTCTTGCGGTTCCACCTGTCGTGGTGCCTTGCCTTCAGCTCTCGGATCATGCCGTTCTTCCACCGCCACACTTCGTCGCCGATGCAGTAGCGCATGGATTTTTCTTGGAGGTTGGTGATGTTCGCCCCACCCGCGAAGAGCACCATATGCGGAAACAAGATTGTCGTCTTGCGCAGCGCGTGACGGTCTTCCGGGAAGAGCGCGTGCACCGGCTCACACTCGCGGAAGATCGGGAGTAGTCGCGACTCCGTCCAGTCCTTCACCATGTCATCCGTCTGTCCCACGAACAAAGTCGGACCCGGCTTCTGCGCGACGATGAAGCACGCAAGCGTCTCCATGAATGTTGTCTTGCCTGCTCCGGTCGCAGCGCGGATGAAGAGTTGCGTGGTCTCGTCGTCTGTCGCTGCGAGCAAAGGTTCGTTCATCCACGGCGCCACGTTGCGGTCAAAGCGGCTCGCCCTGTCGCTGGCAGGGAATCTCACGTTTGCCTCCGCCCAATCCAACACCGTCCCGCTGTAGGCGAGCCTGATACCCTGACAAATTCCTTGTGCGAGTGGGTTCATTTATAGTTCTGGAGAAAAAAGTTCCGCTTGCGACGTTTCGCGAGCGATGCGGGCTTTTGCCGCGTGGAAGTAGTCGGCATCGATTTCGCACGCCGTGAGGTGGATACCGGCGTAGTGCGCGGCGATGGCGATGCTTCCGCTTCCCATGTGCGTATCCAGCACGCGCATTCCTGGCTTGGCGTATTTCGAGAAGAGCCAGTCGTAGAGTCCCACTGGTTTCTGTGTCGGGTGAATCGAGGTGTAGTTCGTGTTTCCTATTCCGCTGAAGATGTGGCGCGTGTGCTTTCTCACTGGCGAGTCGAAGGAAGTCCACGCGAGTTCGCAGTCTGCCATGTTGTTCCCGCCGTTCATCTTGTCCCATACGATGAAGCATTTTGTGCTGGTCAGGTGGTCGAGGAAGTAGTTTCCCCCCCAGATGATTTGATGCTTCGATACGCGCCGGAGTTCTGCGAAGTATTCCGGCGGTGGCGGTTCCGCGTCCCATGTCTTTTTCTCGTGCTTGGTTCGCGTGTTGGTTCCCCAGTCCGCCCCGCCTCCCATGCCGATGCCGTAGGGCGGATCGACAACCGCTAGATCGAAGTGATCATCGGGAAAAGTGGCCATGAGTTCCATGCAGTCGCCAAGCCGCAGATCCAAAGACCCAGAACAAGGCGGTGCATGGAACACGGCGGGCGCGTCCTGCGTGATTTCGAGCGTGAAGGGTGCCGTGTCCACAGTCATTTCATTCCAAAAATTTGCTTGAGCGCATCCAGATTCCCCGAGGGAGGCACCCGCTCAACCGGCTCGTCCTCTCCGTCGAAAAAAGCAACATCCCAAGTCGTGTCGAATAACTTGCGCAGACCCGCCGCCGTCATCGTGACCGTGCCTTCGCCATCAAAGGTCGGATTGCGTTCTGAGTAAATTTTCCAGAGTTCTTTTTTTGTCATACCTTTTCAAGCTCCTGTTTGATCTCCGCCAAAATCTGCTGAGTCCGTTCGTGCAACTTCTTACGCAGGGTCGGCTCGTCAAGTCCGGCCAACGCACCGCTCGCGTCGTTCACCAACGCGGCGAGCTTCGCTGAGAAGATCGCTCCGATGCGGATGCCGGTTTCGCGGACGGATCCGATTTCAACATACTCGCTTTTGCTGATCGCGTTTGTGAGTTCAATGCGCTCGCACTCCAACAGGATTTTGCGCAACCTCGCTTCGTTTAGCGATGCCGGTGCCTGATCACCTTTCCCCTGATTCTCCAAGTAATTCTTGCGCCACTCGCTCGCTGCCTCGATTGAGGTCAACGGCATCCCCTGCTTGCAAAGATAGCTGATGTTCGGCTGCGTCATTCCCCAAGCCTTCGCCAACGCAACCTGAGAGATCGGACCCTCCTGTTTTGGTTGCCGCTCCTTGGCAAACTCCTCGGCCATCTTCGCCTCTCGCGCCGACAGCGTCTTCCCATCCTTCAGCTTTTGAAGGATGTTTTTAAACTCGGCCTCGCGGATCTTGCGCGAGAGATCGAGTTCGGGCTTGGCTTCGACTTTAGGTGGGCGTGGCATTTTAATTTTTCTTGTGTTCCTGCCCGAGAATGCACGGCACCGCATTTTTCCAATTCACGCGATGATGCATCCGCCTAAACACGGGCCCCATGTCTGACACCTTCACGCAGCTTGGAGCATACATCACCGAGTAAAATGATTTTACGTATGTGCCAGATTCTAAATAAAGTTCGGTCATGCCTCCAGCATTAGCCTGCGTCTGCTTTTGGTTAATCGCGACATTCGGGATTGTAAAAAACAACATTCCACGACGTCCCCCGCATGTGTAGGTGTTTACATCTTCATTAATCCTTCCGAAAAATTTAAACGGCTTGTCTGTTGAGCATACGAATGTATTCATTGCCTTTCTCCATGGCTTTAATTTTGATGCTTTATTTCCATCTTTGCCACCGATAAAATCTCCATTCTGAGCCATCGCAACCGAACAAGCACCGGTTACTTCAAGGAAATTCACCATGAGATCGAAGACTTGATCTAACTGCCGCAAATTAATCTTGTCGCAATACTGATCTTGAGTGTTCGTCTTGTATCTAAAATCGGTGTAGTCGTCGTCAAGCTGAATGAAGTGCTTTGCCCCTATGTCCTTTGCTACTTCAAAGCAGGCATTTCGAGCGTAAATAATTGAGCGTCGATCTTCGAAATTATCCCCCTCATCGAACGTGTCGGAAATAGATTTTTTGTCGAACACTTTTACCATGCCCGGAAATTGCTTTTCGTATTCGAACCGCTGCTTATCTTCGTTGTCGATCAAGATAACAACTCTTCCGGTGTATCCGTGCTTTTTTAGCGACCGGAAAGTGTGCACTTGATTCGGTCTCCCGTGCGTCAGGATGAAAGCCACGAAGTTTTTATTCTCCATCATTAGCGTCGGTTGGGTTATCTTTCTTAAAAGCGTCTCGTATCCCATCCGACAAAACTACAAATCCCCGTTCAATCGCTTTATCAAAATCGATTATGACAAGCGCATTTTCTTCCATCAGCTCTTGCATCGCTTTATCGGAGTGCGCGTAATACTCCGCAATGTTCTCAAAGTGAAAAACCGTGTGCCGGTGAGCCGCTGCAATCAAAAACCGTTTTTCATCTTCAGAGATTTTTGATTTTCCAATCTCTTCGATCAGCTTCTTGGTCTTGCTGTCATCGATTAACTCTGGCAATTGCGGCTTGGTTTTCTTCGGCTCGTATTTCGGAGATTCAATTTTCCGAGTGTAGGCATCGTCACCACTCCCCAGCCCTTCGACATCCGAAGCATCGAATCCCAGCATGGACAAATCCACGCCGGCTTCGTTCAGTGACTCCAACTCCACCTTTAGCATCTCTTCATCCCACCCACCGCCAATCTCCGCCAGTCGATTGTCGGCAAGAATGTAAGCCTTGCGCTGATTGTCGGTAAGATGCCCGAGACGAATGCACGGCACGTCGGCAAGGCCGAGTTGCTGCGCCGCCATGACGCGACCGTGGCCAGCGATAATACCGTTCTTTGAGTCGATCAGCACCGGGTTGTTAAAGCCGAACTCCCTGATTGAGCCTGCAAGTTTTGAGACCTGCGCGGCATCGTGCTTTTTGGCGTTTCTCGCGTAGGGAATGAGTTTGTCTGTAGGTATTTTTTCGATTGTCATGACTGGAGTTTTGCTTGTTGAGACTGAGTCCTATAAACCAAAATTTCGATGTTCATTCATAGCAAACTACCGAGAGTTTGTTGACC